CGTATCTACCGTCAAAACCTGTCCGTTTGTTCCTAGTGCAAGACGTGCTGGGGTTGATGTACCTGTTGCGGCGTAAATGTCACCCTTTGTTGTCAAGGTTGCTTTTTGCGTCGCCGCGTCAGCGTTGGTTTTCATTTGCGTGTCAACTGCCTGACCAAAAACCTCGAAATCTGCTGGCAAGTCTGTGACGAGATCAGTCGGCGTCGGCATTTGGAACGAATAATTCGTTGTTGGATTTGCCACTATTTTTTCCTTTCTTTAGGCGACTATTGTCGCATTTTCCCAGTCAAGTGTCGGCGACACGCTAGACCACGTTTCGGTGATCGGTACGTCGTCCCACGCCATTGCCTGTAATGAGTAAGCCAATGGGGACAACAATAATGTCACTGAAAGTTGATTGTAGGACGCCTGAAACGACCAGCCTTCGACGAAGCCTTGAAACCTGCCCGAACTCATGTTTGTTGGCAGATTGGTCAACGCAATGGCTTCGCCCATAAAAATGCCCAAAAGGTTGTCGCGGTCTGCGTCGTCGATTTCTGGGTTTGTTAGGTCAAATGTGATTTCGCTAAAGATTGGTTGCGGGTTGGCTCGTAATGATAAATAAAAAGCGGCTTGTGCGTTGGCGTCAGCTGCGTCATGCAATGTTGTCGTGATGATTTGTGCAAGGTTGCCGTAAGTGGCAATTGAAACTGGGTCGCTGGCTGAAACGTCACTTGTCGAATTTGCACCGTATTTGATTGTAATTGCATTTCGTACGTCGCCCACGCGAGTTTCAATGCGAAGACCAGCTGCCCTAGCATGCTTGGCGTCAAGATCGACGTAACCGTTTGCGGCTAGATAAGTGCTGCGGTGTGTCGAATCGGAATAGGAAATTCGTCCTTGTGCGTCCTCGCTGATGTAACCAAGCCCTGACGTGGCAAGTGCGGCAACAAGTGTGTAAGCGTCGATTGGATCAGCACTGCCGCTGCGCGCTGCAAGATCATAATTTCCTGGGCGATCAATTTCACCAAGTCCAGTATTTGCAGCATTTGCCCATGTTTCGGTTGGGTTATAGGTTGCCCACGTTAAAGCCCCGGGAACTGACTGCCATTGCGAAAGCAAAATTTCTTGTAAGACGTCAAAAATTTGATCGCCGTCAAAATCGCGTGGCAATGCGTCTGTAAAAATAAACTTTGGCAAACGTGCCAATGCGCCTAATGCCGTGATCGAATAAGTTTGCGTGAACATTGTCGAACCTACGTCACGAACTTCCAAACCAATGTCAACGACGTTGCCACCAAAAATGGGAATAAAAGTGTTGGAAGTGTTTTTAATTTCAACGCCGATTGTCGAATTGATCGAAACTGGGATTGCTGTCTGATTAACGTCCAACAATTGAAGGTTGACGTAACCCGCTTGCGCCTGTTCATAAATGTTTGTTCGACCACTTCGAATTGTTAAATTTGCCAAAACGGCGTCAGTGTATTCGACGCCGTCAATTTCAACTCTCCAAACTGGATTCCACTGTGTCATGCCATTTGCAGGTTAGTTGCGCCACCTGTGCCGCGATAGAAGGAATTATTTAAAGTATCCACAATTGTTCGTGCAGTGCCTTCACGATCGAATGCCCCAGTGACGGTCAGGTTGATTGTTGTGCCCATTGAAGCCGCTTCACCCATTCGAACACGACCAGGGTTGAAATTGCCTGAAACAATGTTGTTTGAAGACGCTGCGGTTTTAGCTGCTGACGCGGCAACATTGGCGATACTCGAAATGTTTGAACCACCAGTTGTGCCACCTGTTATGCCACCACCAGTTGTGCCACCTGTTGTCGTTGTTGTAGTTGCAGGCTTAAAACCACTAGGCAATGACGCCGCAGGTACTGAAATGCCGGCGGTTGACGTTGAACCAGTGGAACCGCCTATCTTTGAAACATAGCCAATGTCGGCACCAGGTTTGATGATGTTCATTCCACGAATAGCAATGTTGACCAAGTCAATTGCGGTGTTAATCAAGCCCTTCAACGCGGTGACAACTGTGCTCATAATGTTCAAAGTAACGCTTGCAACCGTTCCAATTGAACTTAAAACTGTGCCAATTACTTTACCAATAATCGGTGCAGCAGCCTGCAAAATGTCGAAGAATGCCTGAAACTCGTCTTTATTTTCAATAATGGTTGCTTTGATTTTGTCAAATGCTGATTTCATGCCGTTAAAAATTGGAAGTGCAACGGATTTGATTACGTTCGCAACATTGGTGATTGTGCCACCCAATGCGCCTTCTTTGTCGCCAAATGATTCGCTGAACTTTTCAACAATTGGAATAACTTTTTCAGAAATAAATGTCGCCAATTCAAGCACGATCGGAAGCAATGCGTCACCAATGGCGACTTTGGCATTTTCTAACTGTGCCGTCAAAATTCTTGTTCGGTTGGCTAGTCCGTCAGATGTACGGGCAAAATCCCCCTGTGCTGCGCTTGTTTGTTCAAAAATAAGTTTTTGAGCAGCCAAAACTTTTTGTTGTGGTGTGAGCGCGTTTTTGGTTGTGTTAACAATTCCCAATTCAAGCGCGGCTTGACGCAATGAAGCGTCGTCAAGTAAAACGCCATAGGCACGCAATGGTTCTGCTTCTCCACGAAGGGCAGCACCGATTGCGTTGATCGCTTGTTCAGGTGATGTGTTATTGAATGAAGCAAGGTCAGACGATAGTTTGACGAAGTCAATTGAGAAATTCGAAAGGTCTTTTCCAGATAAGCCCGCAGCCTTGCCAAATGTCGCAAACGTTGCAGCTGCGTCCAACGCCTGTTGTTTTGTTTGTCCTAGTGACCCAGCCGCTTGCGAAGCAAATTTTTCAATGTCTTTTGCGGTGTCACCAAATAAGACACCAACCTTTGAAATTGTTTCTGATAAATCAGACGCGGCTTTTACGGCGTCCACGCCGATTTTGACCGCCATTGCGCCCGCTGCGACTGCGGCTGCTGCTAAGGCTGCGCCAACGGCTTTGCCAACCTTGCCCATTTTGTCGCCGAAAGTTTCGACGTCACCCGTTGCTTGCTTTAAGGATTTGTTGAGATTGTCAACGTCGCCAAGAATGGAAAGTTTGAGGGTGCGATTGCCAGCCATTAGTCGTACCTCTTAACTATCGTTGAAAATGCTTGTTCCCATTTTTTCACAATGTCAGGTTGGACGCTTCGAAGCGTTGGATAAATGTACCAACCGCGTGACCCTCGACCTTCACGCCCTGACCAGACTGGAAATTGCTTTAACCGATTTGAACCGAATTCATACCCGCCCCACAATTGTTGGGTCGTGCCCCCGCCGCTTAATTTTTGCCCAGCGTAACCAAATGAAATTTCACCGATTTTCGACGACTTTGAAACTTTAGAACCCTCGGCGACAATGTTGTCCACACGATTACGTGTTCCAGTATTTGCACGGTCAATAATCTTTGAACGAACCCAGGTTGCCAATTCGCTAGTGACTTCTTTGGCTTGTTGGGTCGCTTCTTCGTCCATTGCTTTGAATGATCGGACAATGGCGCGCAATTCCGCTTTGTCATAACTGATTGCGTCAGTTGCCATTTGCCTGCCTTTCCAAAATCTCAATGACCGTCAAAATGTCTTCGGCACTTTCAAATTCGCTGGGCGGTAGCCCTGTTGCCAGGGCTACTTCCCAAACGATTCGACTTAGGCTTCCGACTGGGTGGCTTTTGGGTTTGCGTCACCAACGATCACTTCGGAAATGGTTTCCGTCCATGCTTCGATTGGCTTGACTGGCTTGCCAGCTGCTTCGCGTTTCATGGCGTGATAAGCGAGAAATACTAAATCGGAAAGTCCGATTTTTTCCTGCGCCTGGGAAATGGTGTTCCCCGTGTGCTTCTCCCATTTAACCCACTCAGGTGGCGCAGCCGTATAAGTTGACTGCGCCCCGTCGTTGTATTCAATTGTTATTGGTAACTTCATTTTTTCTCCCGATTGTTAGTTTTTAACTGAATGTTTCAGTAGGTGTGCCCACCACAATGAATGATAGGTCAACGGTCTGCGCGTCAGGTGCTGACCCGCCGACTGCTGGAAATACTGGCATGACGTTGAATGCAAACACTGCA